TATGCGTTCACTGACTACCTGAAAGACAAAAGCATTAACGGCTTTGTCGCCTACTTTGAAACGTTCAAAAACAATGCTTCAGATTTTTACTTCGGCGATGGCTTCACTGCGACACTTGATTTCCTGCTTAAACCAAAAACGCTACGTGATACACGATGTGGCGCTCTTTGACCAAACACGATCCGCAAAAACACAAAATTACCCGCAAAACAAGCTCACCAGCGAGCTAAAAAGCATTGAGTGCTACACTTGCATACCTTTAGCTATTTATCTCGTTAGAGAGAGTTTTAGAGAGGATTTCAAAATGGACGGTAAACACGTTTTTGCCCTGGCTTTTGCCATCGCTGCTGCAATCGCCGTTAACGTCGCTTTGTTCGGCGGTTTGTTCCTTCTGGTCAATCTATAACCTTCATACCATCCTGTAAATCAAAAATTAGCCACCTGAGAGCGTCTATAACGCAATAAGACACTGCAACCTGTGCAAACGGGTTACGCGGTGGGATTTTTGCGTTGTAGCGCGTTTTACGGAGAAATTACAATGTCTGAATTGATGGTTTTTGATGTCGATAGCGAAGTATTAATGATTTCATCGCGTGAAATAGCAGAAGCAACAGACAAGGATCATTCTTCTGTGGTTGTGCGTGATATTAAAAACATGCTGCTAGATTTAGGGTTTACTGAACATGATTTTTATCCTGCAAAAATGCAGGATTTTGAATTTATAGGGTTTTTGTTTAAGTACAAGCAGTACAAAGGTCGCAACGTCATTGATGAGGTTTTGCTAAATAAAGAGCTAACAATGTGCTTGATCACTGGCTATGACGTTAAGCAACGCATGAAGGTAATTAAACGCGTTAAAGAGTTGGAGGAGGCGCAACACAAACTAGCTTTGCCGGATTTCACTGATCCGGTTGCGGCAGCCCGCGCATGGGCGGATGAGGTTGAGCAAAAATTGTTAGTTAAGAAAGAAAATGAACGGCTTACGCTTGAAAACAAGGTGCTGGCTCCGAAAGCGGCTGTATGTGACGCGATAGTCAAAAACGATATGCACCGAACGGCTTCAGAGGTAGCTAAACCGCTGGGAATGTCAGCCGTAAAATTAAACAGAAAACTTTCGGCGGTTGGTGTTTACGATCTTCGCTGTCGCCGCCGTGTATTCAGTCAGTGGTTTATTGATGAGGGCTACGGTGAAATGAGGGTAACTCACGATGGATATGAGCAGGCTGTATTCACTGCTAAAGGACAAGTATGGATCACTGAGCTTTTAACTTGTAACTAAGTATACAATTTGTTATTCGTGAGGAAATGACACTATGTCACAAAGAAAGATAAGCGATGAGCAATTGATCGCTGAATATAACAACGGTTTAACGTACAAGCAGATCGCTGAAAAGTACGGCATGTCAAAACGCAACGTAGAGCGCCTGGGGGCAAAACTGGCGAAACGCGGTTTATTGTCAACACGCCGCGCGCCTGGTTTTGGCGTCAATGGCGAGTCGTTGCTAGTCGATAAGAACGGCAATGTGATCATGCGCTGGATTAAAACAGCCCGTGACCGCGATGAAATGGAACAGCTAATGGAATCGGCCCGCGACGCATTCACGGAAGAAATACCACGCGCGGAGGCCGTGCCAGTGCCGGAAATTGATTTCCAAAAAAGCCTGGCCCTTTATCCGGTATTTGATCTGCATATCGGCGCACTTGCTCACAAAGCAGAATGCGGCGAGAGCTACGACACCGGGATCGCTGAGCGCGTGTTGAATGACTTCTTTGACTACGCTGTGGGCGCCGCGCCGATGTCTGAAAAAGCCGTTTTGCTTCTAGGTGGCGACCTGCTTCATTCTGATGGAATGGTCCCGGTTACGCCAACAAGCGGGCACATTCTTGATCAAGATAGTCGTTATGCAAAACTTGTCTATGTAGCGATCAGGTCTGTCCGGCGTGCTGTCGGTAAGATGTTGTTAAATCATAAGGATATTGAAATCCAGGTGTTATCAGGCAATCACGATCAGTCAGGGATGATCTGGTTACGTGCGGCGCTGGCGGCTTTTTACGAAGATGAACCGCGTGTGACGGTTGATGTGTCACCTGCTATCGTTCACCACACTCAGTACGGTAAAACATTTCTCGCTTACCACCACGGGCACACTATCAAAAAGCCTGAAAATTTATTGGCTGCTTGCGTCTCTGACTGGCGCGAGGATTTCGGGAAGTCGGTTGCTGTTTACGCGCACACTGGACATCTGCACCATCAATCAGTCGTTGAAACGTCGCTCGGAATTGTTGAGCACCACGGCACGTTAGCCGGTAAGGATGCTTATTCGACTAATGGCGGATGGCGGTCGCGTCGCCTGGCGGCGGTTATCATCTACAGCCCGGATCATGGTGAGATCGGGCGCTTTGTTTATTACCCTGAATTTTCCATTTTGTAAACCGGAGGAAATAACATAATGGTAACTGAGCAAATAAACTCACTACGGCAGGAACGTGAGGCGTCAGTTATCGGCGGGCTGTTGTTGGGTGGCCTTACTCCTAACGCGCAAGATGTTCTCGCCACGCTTGATCCTGAAGTGTTCACGATCCCGCTTTATAAACGTGCGTTTGAAGTTATCCGGGCGCAAGCCAGAAACAGGAATCTGATAGACGCATTGCTTGTTGGCGATGAGATTGGCAATGAAAATTTCGTGCCCCTAATGCAAACGGCGCGTTCGTGCCCTTCTGCTGCCAACCTTAAGGGATACGCACAGCTACTACGTGAAGAGCACCAGCGGCGGCAGATGTTGGAACTCATCGACGATATGCGCTACAAACTGGAGACGGGGACGCTTGAGGTCGTCAAAGAGACGATGAAAGATTTTGATTCCCGGTATTCAAAATTAAAGGTAACGAAAGATAAGATCATTCCTGTTCTGTTGCGTGATGCGGTACAGGAATATACGGACGTTTTAAGCAAGCGCATGGAATGCGGTGTTAATTCTGACAACATCAAAACAGGGATAGATCCACTCGATGAGATGTTGGGCGGCATTAACGCTACTGATTTGGTACTTTTAGCTGGACGTCCTGGGTCTGGTAAATCTGCGTTGGCGCTGACAATTGCCCGTGCTGCCGCTGAGCGCCCTTACCCTGGCAGTAAAGATCAGCGGGTTGGCGTTTTGTTCTTCACGCTTGAAATGTCACTCGATCAGATGACTGAACGCGCCATCGCTGGCGCTGGTAATTTATCAACTGACTGCCTGCGCAATCCGGCAAAACTTGATGATGAAGGGTGGGCGCATGTCGGCCAGGGTATGAGCGCACTTGCTAACCTTGAGGTGTGGATCGTTGACGCGTCGCAGTTAACGGTTGAGGAAATACGCGCAACAACGGAACGCATGAAGCAGGATCACCCAAACTTGGGTATGGTAATGATTGATTATATCGGTTTAATGAAGCTGGCTAAGGCAGAACGTCACGATCTCGCCGTTGGGCAATTATCGTGGTCGTTAAAGATGATGGCGAAAGAATTGCGTGTACCAGTGTTGGCGCTGGCGCAACTGTCACGCCGCGTTGAGGAACGACCGAACAAGCGCCCTAACAATTCTGATCTTCGTGATTCTGGCAACCTTGAGCAAGATGCCGACAGGATCATCATGGTTTACCGCGATGGGTATTACGACGAACAGTCTGTTGCCCGCGAATACATGGAAATCATTGTGTCAAAAAACCGTCATGGTAAGTCTGGAACTATTTACCAGCGGTTTGATGACAACGGTAATATCTTGCCATGCGACCAGGCTCGCGCCGCCGCCGCGTGTATTCAGTCAATGAATCATCGCACAAGCCGTTTTAACCAACGAAACAATCAGAATAACGCATCTTTTTAATCAATATTAGCAAACAGCTTGCCGGAAAGTTTACCGCTTTCTGGTGGCTGTTATCGCGTTTTAAACGAGGCTAAAAATGAGCGCTGAAATTGAAACAAAAATTATCAATATCCTTGAACTTGATGGCATCGCAACAATGCACCAGTTACGCCAGAAAACAGGATTATTGGTCGGGTATGATAAGGATGGAATCATGCCTGAGACAATTAAACACTTAATAAAAAACGGCATCGTCGAGCGCGTGTATACATGTTTTGGACGCCGCCGCCGCCTGCTGGGTTATCGTATTAAACAGTTATATGCTGAACGTCGCGAGCGCGTCGCTGCGTTATTTGGTGACTACAGCGTTAAAAAGCGTATGCGCGACATTAGCGCGGAAACGGGTATTCCGTGGAATTATCTATCTCGTACTCTGCGTTTAATGGTTATTGATGAAACGCTTTGCGTTGACCCTAACCGACACGGGGTAAATTTTTACTCATTGTTTAAACCTGGGCGCTTCGGTCACGCTAATGATTTGGCTTTTGACTTTGACAGACGCCTGAACGAATACCGGAAAAATAACTACCTGCTACCTGATAAACCAGTATTTGAGATTGAAAAACTTAACGGAGAAACGGGGTTGGAATTATGAGACGGGTAATTTTTTATTCAGTTGAAACGTTTATTGACGAATCTCACTTTAAATTCACATGCGATCATTGCGGCACGATGGTTTATACGCCTCCATTAATGCGCAAGTATAAGCATGTAAAATTTAACCGGGCTTTTGTGCCTATTCGTTACGCTTTGCAGGCGCTGCGCGGTGAGTTACGAAACACAATGCGGATTGTGTAAGGGGGCAACCATGAACAGGGAATTAGATTTGACCGTGGAAGACTTAAGCACAATTGCTGAATACATGCGCGGAGACGATCCTGATAAGCCTGTCGTTGTTGATATGAGGTACTTAAAAAGCGCTTTTATGACAAGCTCGCGACTAATTTCTTTGCGGGCGATCATGTATGCGCGGGCACAGTGGAAAAATAGTAACGGTGTATCATGAGGCAAATAAGATTCGAAATAGTCAATGACGCCGTAAAAGAAAACGCTATCAGGCAGATAATTGAGATCCAGCCTGATAGCAAAAGCCCGCTGGTTATTACCATCCAGGAGAAAACCCGCTCGCTGAGTCAAAATGCGTTGCTTTGGGCGCTGCTGACAGACGTTAGCGATCAGGTTAATTGGTACGGCAAAAAGCTGTCGCCGGAAGACTGGAAGGCGGTATTCACTGCCGGGCTTAAGAAATATGGCGTTGTCCCTAACCTGGATAAATCAGGTTTTGTTGTGCTGGGTACGTCAACCAGCCGGATGAGTAAATCTGAATTTAGCGAATTAATCGAACTGATCTACTCGTTCGGCGCTGAACACGGTGTTCAGTGGTCTGGCGATACGAAGTTAAACGAGGAATTTATAAAACGCTGGGGGCAATAATGGCTCGTTATTATATGGCTAAACCTACTGGAATTTTGTATAAGATTGATGGCGAATATGTTTATTACTTTCACAACCAGGCGCGTGAGTGGCGATTGTGTCATGCGCACTTTCAGCACGAAATAGAAAACCACCCTGAATATTTTATTAAGGTTGACAATGTAACTGTGGCGTAACTGAGGATAAGCAAATGAATAAACTTAAAGCAATTGGCGTGATTAGCCATCGCACTAACCCTGAGTGTTACCCGTCGTTTGAGGTAACAACATGCCGCACAGAATATAATTTTGGATCATACTATCTATTGGGTGTTCGCGCTGACACTGGCGGCACTTATTCGGTTATGGCTGCAAGCTGGAAATTTGATAAATACGCTAATTTATCTAATAAGGATGGTGACGGCATGAATAAAGAAAGTGAGATCATTGATGAATTAATCGAAGATGAGCGGCATGATTGCGAAACGCAACCAGAAAAAACGGAATGGGCCGTAGGTGATAAACCTCCTGTTAATGTGTGGCTTGATTGTGTAGGTATGACCAGCGGAAGGGTTCTTGATGTCGTCAAGTTTTTATATCTCGGTGATAATTGGGCTATCGCTCACAGTAAATTAATATCAGATGTGGAAACAGTAATTACATGGAAACAATACTCTTATCGCATTCACATTGATCAGAAAGAAAAGGCACTTGCTGAAATTGCTTTCGCACTGGCTACTAAGGTTATCGGTGAAGATGCGGCGAAAGAGATTAACTTTAACCGCGACAACGAATTTTCGTGCGATTATCGCAACATGGCGCAAGCTATTATTGACGGATGTATCGGACACGTTGAATACACGGGGAAAAGATAATGGATAAGATCGGTACAATACTTATTAATCGCGAGCAAGTGCAAAAAATGTTAGGCGGGCTTAGTAAGTCAGCATTTTTTAAACTGGTTAAAAAATGGAAGGATTCAGGTACTCCATTCCCTGAACCCGTTAAGGGGATGCCAGCGTTAAAGCGCGGCGGTTCTCTTTACCGTTATCAGGATGTTATTTCATTTTGTAAATCAATGGGCTTCATGTAATAATCAGCAAGCATATTCATCGCCTCTGTCTGTTCCCTCACGTAGTCATACTGATCATATATAGCCAACATCCCCGCCAGCTTATGCCCCAAAACCTTTTCCGCGACGTGAGGCGCAACGCCAAGCGCTGAAAGGTTTGTTCTCACGGTGCGGCGTAGATCGTGACACGACCACGGCTCGCCGCCCATCCTTATCATTAAATCCCTCGCTGCTGTTTTCGGCACACTTCTGTCCACCGCCTCATCCCTTCCAGAAAGCACAGGAACGAAGATAAAATTAAAGCTATGCAGATCCATAGCCTCACGCAATAAAGATACGCTAACGTCCGATAAACCGCGTTTAAACTCGTTTCTGTTCTTACTCAATGCACCAGGCACAGTCCACACACAGCTATCAAGATCGAAATGCTCGCGCCTTGCGTTTGTCAGTTCGCTTGTCCTGCATCCCGTGAATATAATCAGCTTCATCAATATCTGATTCAGCCGCGCCATTTTTGAACTGTCTATAAGGCTGATTAGATGGCGAATCTCCTGTATTGACAAAACCCGTTTCCCTTGCGCCGGGTTTTTTCCAACGTCTTTTACGCGTAGTAACGATATGTCGTCACGATCCACGCGGCGGCGGCGCATGGCGTATTTTATTACCGCTTTCATTCTGTTTAGAACTATCCCTGCCTGAACTGGTGCGCCACCATTAGCCACCTTTCTGAAAACTCCCTCCCACAGCATAGCGTCCATATCATCGACAACATAGCTACCGTATGGCCTGATGACGTGCTTATTTAACATCGCTTCAACCTGCTTGTAGTTAACCATGTTTCTTGCCTGCGGTGATTCCATGTACTCCCTTACAATATCCTCAACCGTTGCCCGTGTCGTGACGCGGGAAAGGTGCATTCTTTTTGCTACCGATGGATCTCGACCTGAGTTTAGCACTTCCTTATGCTCCGCCACCGCCGCCCGCGCTTCTTTGAGTGTTATTTCTCCGTATGTGCCAATCTTCATCCGTCGAGGCTTGCCGTTGAATCGGTAGCGATACTGGAAAGATATGACTCCGCGAGGGCTTATTCTGGCAGATAATCCGCCAGTGTCCGGCAATTCTTCCGGGCCGTCGTATGGCTTGCCGTGGATGTTTCTTAGTTTGGTATCTGTAAGCATAATTTGGTCACTATTTGGTACACACATTTTACGCATGGATAGTACCACGATGGGGAACGATATGACACGATTGAATAAATATTTCTTTTTAAATCAACGTGAAACGGTGACGATATGACACGATATGAAATCATAGAAATGGCACTATCCGTTTATCTTTTGAATGGGTAGTTTAACGAAAAACCTATTTGCATTCAATATCTTATGATTTGTTTTTGTTTTTGATTTATCAATTTGGTCACAATTTGGTACACAAAAAGAAACGAGGCGTAAGCCTCGTTTCGCGCGGCGATGTTCTTCGCACATCACCTCTTATTCTTCGCTTCCGGTCAACTGACTGATAAGCGCTTCAAGTTTTGCTATCCGCTCATCCATTGCAGTAACGTCAGCTTTCAGGCTTGCGTTAACCTCATTCATTGCGGCAACGTTAGCTTTTAAGTTTGCGTTCTCCTCTTCCATTACAGCAACGCTGGCTTTCAGGCTTGCGTTCTCCTCTTCCAGTTCGGTGACGCGATCATCCGTTTCGCGTGCCACCTGGACAAGTAAACCAGTAACCGCCGCATAGTCAACGCTGAGGCACTTCATTTCCTCGCGTAAGATGTTGCCGTCAGTTGTTGGCCCTTGTAGCTCCTTGCCGTAAAGAGTGGTAAACGCTATCGCTTCAGGCAGCGCGTCCATTACTTCCTGTGCAATAACACCAGCGTAAGGAAGGCCGTCATCTTTAAACGTGTAGGTATACCCGTTCATCTTACGGATGGATCCGGTGGCGTCACCTATGACCTTAATGTTGTCTTTAAGGCTCTGGTCAGAAGTTTGATACAGCGTCTTACATGTAAGATCGCCGTTAAAGTCAAATTTTCTGTTACCTGCTGCATCTTCCTGAGCATAGAACATGTATTGTTTGCTGTTACCAACCTCAAAAACGCTTTCCCTTCCGCTTTCACCCCATACCCTTACACTCCACGACTGCGCCGAGGTGTCAGAGTTCCTTAAAAGAAGGCGCGGGCCGCTATCGCTGTTTTTAAGGATAACGTCGCCTTTTGCGGTTACGTCACTGACTGTGGTTAGCGTATTAACAGACACATCCTGATTTCTTCCTGAAACAACAATCTGACTCCATGCCGTCCAATTACCGTTCTCACAATAGCGAACGTATATTTGCTTCGTGTCTGTGCCGACAAGTGTTTGTATGTTTGTGTAGTCTGTATCACTAATCTTGCGAATGGATTCTACACGCAACAAGAAGTTACCGCCTACACCGCTAGGCTTGTTGGCAATAGTGTTACCACCGCCTGCACTTGCGCATTGATAGTATTTAACAGAACCTTTATCAGATGCCTTAATAACAACGTTGTTAAGATCAATCTCCTGGTTTTCAATAGGTTGCGGATAGATAGGCCCGTACATACCTGCACTGAATGTGGCAAGGGCGGAAAACGTCGTTTGACCACCTACCGTCACACCGCTATCAAGCACTGCTTGCGTGATAACTTTGCTGTTTGTTTTGTGATCGGGATTGTTACCAAAATACAGATCACCGCTGCCATCAATACCGAGGTATTTTTGAACAACGCTATCAACCTTGAAGCCAATGGATAGGTTTTCAGAATACCCTGTACGCGTTAAAAGTAACGGTGTATGCTGTTTACCGCTGATTTTTAACGTGTTCTCCGTAGTTTCCGTGTTGTCGTTGGTGAACTCAGCTGTACGAGATGTTACTTTATATAGGATCTTTGCGCTGTTCGCCTGGATGCTTCCATCATGACGAACAACAAAATCACCTGTAGCCGTGCCGTTAGTGGTATTTGCCCGAATGCGGACTTCGCCACCCTCTTCGGAATTGGTAGGCGCCCAGATAACACCGCGTTCAGACTGGTCCTCATTCTGGAACCATAAATGGGCGGTTCCACTTTTTGAACGCAGATAGATCGACGGTGTTCCTTTAAGGATCGTCAGGTCGCCAGTCATGGTGTCACCACCTTTTTTAACCTGAGCATCGTTGGTTACGTTGCCAAGTCCAACGTCAGCTTTAGACGGCTTGTATTTGGTTCCGTATAGAGTGTTGATCTGGAAAGTACCATCTTCAAGCGATCTGTCGTTACCAGAGAAAATCCTGACATTACCTGTGCCGTAGTCGATATTGATCGCAGACCACGTATCGCCGCACCGCGAGAATACACCAGAACCGTGGCTGTGAAATGTGGCTGTGCTACCTTTTGGCTTACCGGATCTCCAGAAACACCCACCTTGCGCTTTCAGAGCTTTCAGTAAATCCTGATCGGTCATGTAACCCGTTGTGTCAGACCACGTTATCCCAGAACCACCAACACCGTAATTGCCTTTAAGCAGGGCATCTTGAAGGCCCAAATCTGCCTTAGTCGGCTTGTTTTCCTGGTCGTAAATCCTTATTGCAGGGCTTTCGATATATCCCTCTGGGGCGGTTTGTTGTTCGACATAGCCTTCTGGAATGTACAGTTCAGTCATGCCAGTCTGTGCCAGCACAGCAACCCTTGCGTCCTTAATGAATGCCCGCTGATAGCCCCAGACTTCAAAATATCCATCGCCCGGAACAATGCCGTAACGCATTTTGTTTTGTGCGTCCAGCCCTGCAGATCCGAGGCGGCGAACACCCAAAAACTTAGTTATGTTTGCACTGGTTATTCCGCCTGCAGTGGTGTAATTGCGAGCGGAGATCTCGATAAAGTCAATATTGCCGTAAGTCTTGCCGTAGTTACATGCGTTAGTAATCATTAGCGTCAGGTGGCAGTCACTAGCGCCCGGATCGGTCATTTTTGCGATCTTCACATAACGGGCATAATCAAAGGTATTGATAGGCCATTTACATTGAACCAATGCGTTGTTAGACCTTACTATCTGATTCAGATATTCTTGCGCCCTGTTCTCTGATGTTTTGGCTTTGGTTTCGCTTGTTTTTGCTGCCGTTTCGCTTGCCTTAGCGTTGGTTTCTGATGTTTTCGCGGCGGTGGCGGAGTTTGCTGCCGCTGTTTTTGATGCTGCTGCCGCGTTTTTGTCTGATTCTGTTTTTTGAGCGTTGGCAGTTGATTTCGCCGTTTCTGCGCGAATGTTGGTAAGAAGTTGTTCCATTTGACCATCACCGCCGAACTCATTCCACCACTCTACGGCGGAGGCGATTTCTGTTTCTTTGCTCTGGTAGTAACGCAGGGTTTCAGCTACGTCCTGAGCAAGCCCATCAACTGAGATCGAATCAGATAGCAGGATGCTAAATTTTGTCCCAGCAGGGATTGCGGGGTTAGCTGCTGGCGTCACTGACAGTTCAGTGCCGCTTTTAATTTCCGTGATGGTAAAGATCTGCACAGGATTGCCAACAGCAATGAGCGTGCAACCTACACGAATAAGGGAAAGCGGCGCGGAGAAGTTTGTGCCCGTGCCTTTAACAGTGTTGCCATTGATGGCAATTGTTCCAGTTGTGTAAATCATCGCAATGACTCCATTATGTTAATTAACGGAATAATTCTACCATTTTGTGATCTGTGTTGCATTTTCTGCTTACACAAAATGTATTTGTTGATCTGTGTCAATATACGAAATGTGGTTTTGTCGGATATTTAAGCCACCGGGTGAACCGGATTAACCAACAAGAATGAGGGTTCAAAAATGAAAAACGTGTTCAAAGTGGTTTTGTTCGCCACGGCTGTTGCTCTTACTGGTTGCGCTGTTGACAAGGAGGCTGCATTGCATAACCTGCCGAATAGCGGAGTGATTCCACAAGATGTCGTCTATGATGGCAGCGGTCATCTTGTCTATGACACTGAAAAACTGCCGTATACTGGTCAATGGTGTCATGAACTTGATCACAATATGCGCCGCATCGGTAGCCCTTCTAACTGTGTAGCTAACTACTAAAAGAAAACCCCGCGCGAAGCGGGGTTGTTTTTTATATCCATGTTCCTGAACTTCTTGTTATAAGTATTAAACCTGGTTTTCTTATTGCTGCATTAGATGTATTGGTAAAGTTTTCCGTCACCTCTACTGTAATTGTTGGGTATGTGAGGCCAGATACACAGTGCACCGCGACAGTTGACATTGCTGGGGTTGATGCTGGCCTTTCTATATTAATTGTTTTTTGGTGTCCGCTTATATTTATAGTTACATTGATGCGAGAAGATTCACTATATGTATAGTATGACAAATCATACGGAATCATAACGTAAACTGTTTTTGATAAACTTGATGAACTTGAATCAAGATAAGTTTTCGAAACGCGCCTGCTGCCATTTCCCCTCATTGACGGAAATACATCCTCGTTTATCACTGACATACTTGCTACGTCACCAACAAAACTTGTAGCTTCAACTGCTCCAGTAAATTTACCGCCAGTTGCGTAAACAGTACCGTTAAACACACCAGCATAAGCGTATACCGTACCCCTTACGGTTACCTGGTTAAATACTGCGTCACCGGCTTTATCTATCGCCCATCCTGTACCGTTTTCCCAGCTGTAATTAACTGACTGTATTCGATCAGCTATTTTGGCGGAGTTGATAGTTCCGTCCTTAATAAACGCTTCTCTTACATACATTGCGCCATTGGTGACATAGAAAGGCGTTATATATGTGCCGTTTGCTTCCGTCATCAACACGAAGCGGTCAACAAGGAAGATACACTGCGACTGGAAGTTAGTACCATCACCAGTGAGGCCAAGCGACATACCTGTCGCGTACGTCTTGCCGTAGTTGTCGGTTGCCAGCTTGATAGAGTACGACGCATCAACATTGCCTTTGAAGTCGGTCAATGCTTTGGATGTCGTTTCTATTGCCGTTTTATTCCCGTTAACGGTCACTGTTAGCTGATCGATTTTCGTTGATAACGCCTCGTCAGCCGTAGCCATCGCCTGCGACCATTCAGTGATACTTGCGTCTACCAGTTCGAAGGACGCTGAGATCTGGCTGAATTTTTCAGCGTTTGATTCCTCATGCGTAGCTAGTGCCGTTGATACCTCAGATACTTTCGAGTTGATTTCACCGGTAAGCGATGCGCTAAGGCCGCTTATTGCGTCTGCGCGTGCTTTTGTTTCGTCGGCGATAGCCTTGTCCATCCTGGTAATGTTGCTCGTTACCTTGCTGTCAAGCGTTGAGATTGATGCATTCACACCGCTGATTGCTTCGCCGCGTGCACTGGTTTCGTCCGCAATGGCTTTATCGAGGCGGTTAATGCTTGCTTCCGTTTTCTTATCAAGATCTGTGATAGATGCGTTCACACCACTAATGGCTTCCGCTGTTGCCTTTTTCTCTTCCGCCATAACCTTGTCAATGCGGTCGATTTTCGCATTGGCTTCCCTGATCCCTTTCTTGTATTTGGCTGAAAGGGCAACATGCGTGTTGGTCTGAGCGATTGAGTTATTGATAAGTGCAATCGAGGTATTCTGCATACTTGCTTTGGTCTGGTTGATTTCATCGCTGTTTTTCTCAACGTTGTTTTCAACCGCACCAAGTTCGGCGCTGATACCGGATATTGCCTGCGCACGGGCGCTTGACTCGTCGGCAATGGCCTGATCCAGGCGCTTGACGCTGGCGTTTGTGTTGTTCTCAAGCGTTGTTAAGTCTGCTTTGACCTCTGTTATTGCGTCACTTCTTGCCTTCGTTTCGTCTGATATTGCTTTATCAAGGCGGGAAACGCTGGCGTCTGTTTTCTTGTCAAGGGTGTCGATCGATGCCTTCACGCCACTGATGGCCTGTGCGCGTGCGCTGGCCTCGTCAGCGATTGCCTGGTCGAGTCTGTTCACCTCTGATTCAGTGTTGCCTTCAAGCGTGCTGATGCTTGCATTAACGCTGCTGATAGCGTCAGTGCGTGCCTTCGTTTCGTCTGCAATCGCTTTATCAAGGCGATTAACGTTACTTGTTACCTTGCCGTCAAGTGTGGAGATTGATGCCTTCACACCATTGATGGCTTCGGTTCTCGCGCTCGTTTCGTCGGCAATAGCCTTATCAAGGCGGCTTATGCTTGAATCGGTTTTCTTATCAAGTGCTGATACTGAGGCGTTCACCCCATTGATAGCTTCTGAGCGTGCGCTTGTTTCGTCTGCAATAGCTTGATCCAGACGTTTAACGCTGGCGTCTGTTTTCTTGTCAAGTGCTGAAATGCTTGCGTTAACGTCGCTGACAGCCTGGGTTCGTGCGCTCGATTCATCGGCGATTGCCTGGTCCAGACGTTTAACGCTGGCGTCAGTTTTCTTGTCAAGATTGTCTATTGAGGCGTTCACACCGTTAATAGCTTCGGCGCGTGCGCTGGCCTCGTCAGCCACTGCACGTTCCACGCTAGAAATCTGACCTTTAAGGTTGGAATCCATCGTGTTCATTTCTGCCGTGATGGTTTCCAGTGATTCCGCTGTCGCTTTTTTCTCTTCAGCGATAACGTTGTCAATACGGTCAATTTCCGCTTTCGTTTCCGTCCTGCCTTTCTTATACTGGGCGGTAAGGGTTACGCGCGTGTTTGTCTGTGCAAGCGAGTTGTTGATAAGCGCCAATGAAGCGTTTTGCAGGCTTGCTTTTGCCTGTGCCAGTTCGCTGTCAACTTTTTCGCTTGACACTTCTAATAAGTCGATTCTGGACTCATGCTGACCAATATCATCGGCGTTCTCTTTAACTTTTTTGTAGAGATCTTCCGTTTCTTTTTTAAGCGTATCGGTGTCAGCTTTTATTGTTCCTGTTTCCGTGATCAGATTGTCAGTGTCAGTCCTTAAATCTTCAGTTATGTTGTTCAGGTTGTCGGTTTCGGTCCTTAAATCTTCAGTTACGCTGGTAAGGTTGTCAGTTGTAGTTTTGAGGCTGTCAGTAGCAGTTTTCAGTTCTTCCGTGACACCATCAATGACATCGGCGCGGTCGCCAAGATCTTTGATGTCACTAATCATATCTTTGAACTGCTCAGACTCCATGACGTCCTTCATCACGTAGTCGCTGATTTCGTCGAAGTTTTCAGTCGGTTTACCTGATGCCTCAACGAAGTCTGACACACCAAAGGCATTGCGCGTGCGCACATAGACGTAATAGGTGCGGCCCGTGTTCATGCCGCCAAACGTCCACTGATAACCACGTCCGGTGTATTGTGCCTTAGTGGTCACTGATGCCGGATCTGTGATTTGATTTTCACCAGCGAAATAGAACTCATAACTAGTGTCAGTGGTGAGCGTTGTTCTGCTAATCGGGTAAACTGTGGCCTGAAATACACCAGGAACCCAGTTGACACCTATCGGGGCCGCTGGCGCACCAATAACCAGGTCCACAATGCTTTCCGCACCCTTCATGCCCGTGTCGTTTCTGCCACGGATGCCTAACGAATAGGTTCCCGCATCAATGCCATAAAAATCATGGCTGTAATTAGTGGTTTCGTAGTATTTAACCACCGCTCCCGCTGTATTGTATACGCGGATCTCAAAGGTAAGACGATGAGTTGTTGTCATCGTTTCCCATGTTGCGCGACATTGAACCGTTTCGGATCCAACGTTCATCACTTTCAGGTTTTCAATGTTAGGCACGCGGAAGTGATTGAGCGTGTCGTTGTTGACTTCAAAGACTGCACCTTCATCAACTACAGCCTGTTTGTGAGGATCGTGCTGTGCCGCCTCTATGGTGTACACGCTGTTGTTTTCAGTTTCCGCAACGCTGACGATTCGACATAACACGGGTTTAGCTGCGTCTGTTGACACGGCGAACACAGTACCGTTACGAATCCATGCAGGGGCGGATGCAAGGGTAATTTGGTTCACGTTAACACCAGTGATCTGATGTTTTTTAAACTTGCCATCACTGTCAAGCAGGCTGATGGTATCACCAGGGGCGATATATTCAGAGTCAACATTATCTACAGTGATAACCCTGCCACTGTTTGCCACGATGCGACCGCCCAAACGAGCGCCTGCGCGGTTATTGTCGAGTATCTCGATAATATCACCAGGGGTGAAGTGAATCGCGTCACGGGCCATTTTAAACGTGAATTTTGAGGGTTCGCGTTTTGCTGTTTCTATCAGCCATTTGCCAGCGCGGTAAGCCTGCCCGCGTGACGTGCAACCAAAAGCCTCCAACGTGGTTTCGTTGTAACCATCGCGGGCGATCAGTTCATCATCTGCTACGTATTCTTTTGATTGTTCCCAACCGTTTTCCGGGTCAGTCCATGACACAATCACAGCGTTGTAAGATTCCGCGCGGGCGATACTTGAACGAGTAAATGCGCCATCAACGACGTTTGCATTCGTGATGGTGGCAATTGGATCTTGCGGTGCATCAATCATCACCGTAAGGCGCTGCCCGTCCCATAACGCGATACCACGGAACATGCCTGCAATGTTGTCCAGCAAGTCGCGGGCGCTCATTTGCTCAGTGATGTAAGCGTTAAGCGTCATGCGTGGTTCAAGGCCGCCGTAACCGTCGTTTACCAACTGGTCGCAGTATTGAGAAAGCACATATAATGCGCCATCATCAACGTCAATGTAACCGGCGTGGCGGGTAAGCCCGAAGCGTTCATTTTTCACCAGATACCGGAAAAGCCATGCAGGGTTGTTGGTGTATGCCTTTTTGAAGCCACCAAGCCATAAACCTGAGTATGTGCGTGTTTCCGGGTCGTAGTTATCAGGCACGTCAACAATCAGGCCGCGCATGTGATAGGTGCGTGTCGGCGTGTCGGTATACTGATCGTGGTCAATTACCGCGCCTGCTACAGCGGTGTGAGGATAAGACAAGTTATCGTCTATTATCTCGCTGTAACTGCTCCACCTGGTGTCATTGCGAAGTAGATCGCTTTTACTGTCTGGCGTTACGCGACGAACGCGAATATCAAACGGTTTTTCATCCGGCGCTTGGATGATGTGCGCTTCCATATACTCGCCGCTTTGTTTACCAGGGCCAATGGTAATATCTTTGACTAGTGACCACGTTGTTGACGATGATGGCTTAACATCAACCATCAACACAACAGATGTATTGTATTGATTGCCCTTGTCATCTGACTGAACCAGAGAATCAACGCCAAGATTCAGCCTTACGCGGTTAACGTTTGGATCTGAAACGGTCCTGATTATTGGCGTATCGTGAGTCACTTTTGCGTTAACAATAACGGTTGATTCAATGGCGTTGAAGCCGTTGATTGGTGACTGGTCAGCCGTACCATTACGCCACGCCACGCTAACGCCAGGGACCGATGTGCCGCCGTTGGCGTCAGTGATTGGGCTGTCATTAAGCATTACGCTGTTTAATGGCGCTTTCTGGTTTACAGGGCCGTAGATTGGGCCTTCGCTGAGAATGTCCAAAACACGATAAAACTGTTTATGAAACAGGTTATCGTTTAATAATGTTGGTGTTTTGGCTTTGCCGCCGCCGCTACTCATGGTTTTTCTCCTGTTAACTTACAACGTCAAGGGCGTCTCTGTTGTTGCTTGTGTCTATGCCTAACGACCCGACATTTGAACCTATTTTCATTTCACCCAACAGGATTGGCACTGGTCTACCCTGTCCTACTTTGTTCTCAATGCTGGTGTATGTGTTGTTAGATATGGTGTTATCTTGTGCGCTTTCTGCTGATGTTTTTATCTTCATGTTGCGTGACATAAAGATCGAGAAAGCAACGCTAACAACAGAAACACCGATTAAAATCCAGCCTACAACGCCAATCCCAGCAATACCACCTTCCACCACTGGCGCAACAATCACTGTAGTTCCGTCAGGGTATTTACTATTAACCGCTGCCGGGGCCGTCTTTTCGTCATAATCTTTTCCGGCAATTCGTAAGCGCAAAGGTGTATTTAAAAAAGCCTTCTTGAACTCCTGATCCTGCGCGGTCAATATGCTAAGTCCTTGCGCTGGCGTATCAACGTTTAAACACACCTTGCCGTAATATCTTCGAAGATTGCCCGTAAATCTAAATTTGAGCATTTGTCAGATCTCCATATTGAATTAGTCTGTCGAACATACGCGGGCCGCATTTGCTCGCGGCGGCTTAACAGTCCGGCATTGTCATGATGCAAAACAGTGTTGTCACCAAGGTAAATCATCGCGTGGCATGGATCTGCACCCTTAAACGGCTGACGAATAATCACATCACCAGGCTGAATACTTTGCGCGTCAACCATGAAAAACCCGTTCAATGGCAGGTTTTTTATGTACAGGTTTTCCCCACGCAGCCACCACCCATCGTGGCGCTCAAAGTCCGGCAGATCCACGCCGCAAAGGTGATAGGCGTCACGAAAAAGCGAGTAACAATCCGTTTTCCCGTGCTCAAATTTACGGCCCAACAGGTGCGCAACCGGGCGGAATTTTCTTACCATGCCACCGGAACACAAATACCACGGCAGGCCGGAAATAACCTGTTGCTGCCGATCCCGTGCTGACAATACCAACGAATCGTCAGTATGGGAGTGAAAAACGGCTGTTATAACGCCTAATTCGTCAGCTTTGATATAATCGTCAGGCGAGATTTTAAAGCTGTTGTGAGGCGTTTCAGACACGTTTAAACACGGGTAAAAATAATCGTTATCTATCACCAGCCCGCATACTTCCTCGTCAGGGTGGGCCGCTGCATAGCGAATCATTTTATCTTCAAGCGCCATAATCAACCCACCTTGCTGGATCCTGGGAAACAGGAAATTGGTAACGGATTAGGACGCGGAAAACGCAAACGGCAACCGCTCAGGCGGTGGCTGCATTTATCCAGCTTCGGATCACTGGTTGGCTTGTCTTTGTCAGTAGCTACGGGGCCGCCACTGTATCTGCAACCGTCACCGCGATATTGCCACTGGCAAACGTCAGCGAGGATTGTGCGCCCAGGTATAACCGCTTTATCTGCATCAATTGGCGTTGACAGTTCATATTGCACCTGGTCCGCTGTTTCTTCGCTCATCGCTTCAACGACGTAAAAAGATACAGCCTCAATAGATGGATCTGCATCCGGGTTGCCATTGGGGAAGTTGACGGCGTCCAGGTATTTTACTTCCACCTGGCGGCGTGTAACCTTCATTCCTCGCAGATCGTTGAAATCGTTATTCATCCCAGTGATTAGGCCGCCAATGTTGGCTACGACCATTTGGGGGCGTGAGTAAACGCCTTCGTTTTTCATTTCGAAGCCAGTAGCCTCGATTGGGTAGCTGTTGTAAGCCAATCCCTTCCAGATAACCGGGCCGTAATAGCCATTCGCGCCGGAATGGAAGCGGATAACCTCGCCACCCAGGGGCGTCAGGTCCAGTTCAAATAAGTCAATGACCGCGCCGACTCCGGCATCCACGGAATCAATAATCATTTCTGTAGGTATGCTGCGCATTTTATCACCTTGTCATTTTGTGATCGCCATCACGCTAAATCATACCAAAACGGTTGATCGCGTTTTTTACAATATGTATATTGTACTCAAAAGGAAGCATGGTTAACAAAATGGCGCGGAGGTGTGACATGGCTGATAAGGTGTGGAGGTTGACGGTGTTCCTTAGTGATGGCAGGGAAATGACTGTGGCCCTGTATAAAGATGAAGGCGAGGCACTTACTGACGCGCTATTACTCGCTGAAGACGAACGCGTTTTGGGGTACAGGATCGAACCTGTCAAATGAGGGTTATAACAAAAAATGGAAAAATACAGATTAGACGTGTGGACTGATAAATACGAATGGGAACGCATGGGGCTATTTGATACATATGAATCAGCGTGTGATGAAGGTAGTGAATTACTGCGCTGTTGGTCTAATGCTCGTTATTATTATGTTGTTCCAGTACAAGTACCGGATAAGGTGGAAGAGATGAACCCGAAAGATATTAACTTTAACGTCAATGTTGAATTTGCAGACTCTATGGATCAGGCTTGCCCTGGTGAAATACACGCAAAAGGTTTTCCGGCTGACGATCCAGAAGCAAAACGAGAATACGAAAAAGCGGCAAAAGACTTCTGCATAGATAACCTGGGCTGTTTTAATGGCAAATAAATAGTAGGCCAATATATGAAAATGATTGGTATTATAAAACTCGTTGTTACATCTAACAAAAGGGAGGATTTTAATATAAAAGATAGATACCCATTATTCAAAACATCTTCTGGCAATTATTTTACTGTTGACAACTGTTTAAACTTTGTTCCGCTGACTGTGCTTGATATTTCTGGAGCAAGGGTGAAAGGGTACGGAACTGCTTGCGGTGATGATTTTGTGCCTGATATGCTATTTTTTGAAACGTGGGAATAAAAATCATGGGGCGGCGCAATCACGGTGATTATGTGTACACGTTGAAACAGGCCGCCCGCCTCATCGGTTATCATGAGCACGAATTTATTAATTTGCTGATTGAGCGCGGGATACTTTACCAGGTCTGTTTAACGCTGTACCCGAAAGCTAAATACCTACAGGAAAAGTTATTCATCATCATGACGGATGAAAACCAGGTCAATCACTCATTCGTCACTGATAAAGGTGTCAACTATCTGCGCGATAACTTACAGGGCGGCAATTATGGATAAGGTTATCGAAAATGTTTTGGTAGTGGCTGGCGCAATTGCCATCGTTTATGCCTTTATGAACTAATGGGGTGAATCATGAAAATCGAAGTTTTAGCACTGATTGTAATGGGCTTGATTGTCTTCGGTGTTCACGCTGCTGGTTGGGACTGGGCGGCAATAGCAAACAACATGGCGCACGCTCACCCAATGAGTTTGCTGTATATTCACTACTAACAAGAAAAACCCCGCGCGAAGCGGGGTTGTTATTATACGCCATCAACCAAAAATAAAACCTCCTTGCCTTCCCTGGATCTGCATCCCACATACCCGTCACCAACATCATGAAGATACCAGGTATCGCCATTGTCAGCCTTTACAGTAAGGTCGTTGATCTCATAGTCGTCAAACAATGTAAAAGCGTCAGTTTTGTCAACTACACAAGTCCCGTACATAACAACCTCCATTAGCCAACAACTTGTTCAAACGTTGCGTTTAGCGTGTACACAGGCCCGTCCTTAGTCATACTCCAGCTACGGCAAACAAAAAGCCTTTGCACGCCATCCATAGACGGCGACCAGTAAAAAGCCTCGACAGCGCCGCGCGCCCTCAAGAATGCTTCTGCCTGGATCGCCACGTTTCCACCATCACCGCATCCTGCGCTACTGCCTTTAAAAACCAGGGTGTATTTATCAAGTAATGTGTTAATCCCTTTCGCCTGGCGCTGTTCATATCCATCACCAAGTTTAATGACTGACACATTTGGTTCCCTGGTCACGCTGTAGCTTCTTTGTGGCGTCCATTTGAAAACTTCAGGCATGATTCCCCCTATAAGTTACATATTGCATACATCTTTACGCGCTTCTACGCGAAAAATTAGAACTTCGTCACAAGAATTATACCCAGTTTACAAAATGGCTTCACACAGGACGTAACAAGATGTATATAGGAAGCAAGAAGAGAAAGCAGTACCAACAAAGGAGGGGCATCATGAAACGCTATGTAGTGGTAATGCTGAACAACGCATTCGAACAGGTGGAAGTAGCGATCGTTAAAGGCTTCGATGACGCATTCAAATACGGTCAATTCATGATGAATGCAAAAGAAGATGAATACCGTGATTTCTTCCTGAAAGTGGTCAGCTAATGGATTGTGGGGTGGGTTATGAAATTGGTGGCGATTGGTAAAAACCTGAAAGCACAGAAAAACGCACAGGACCGGATCATCAAAAAGGGCAAGGCCTTATTAAACGCTTTCCTGAAAAAAGAGGCCAACCCCAAAAAATTACGCGATGGCTACGGTTATAAATTTGACATCAACCCCGATTGGCGGTTATTCAGCGAAGATCTAAAGATGTGGTTAATTATTGACCATCTGGAATACAACCGCCACTGTGGAGTAAAAGGGGCGCATAAATGAGGTGAAATATGGATGACGATAAATTCACCTGGCGGGAGATCTGGAGCATCTGGCAGGTGATGTTTGCTCGCAGCTATATAGCAAGAAACGGAAGATTGTGATTTGCGGAGGAAAATAAAATGAAAAACCCGGCAAATAAAAGCAACGTAAAACGTATGGCGTGGGTGCTAAAATATATGGATAGTAAAGGGGATACATATACATGCCCATTTTTCAGGTATACTGACGCGGTATTTGCCAGAAGTGTACACGGAGGGAAAATTGAAAGAGGGTATACAAGTTTTGAGAATAACTAAAAGATAACCCCGGCATTGTACCGGGGTTTTGTTTATTTGCGGCGAGGTTGCAACATTCCGCCAGGTCGTTGCGATTCCCTTGCCATCATTTTCATTGCTACGCGTTCCATTGTCTGTTCAAGCCTGCGACCGTCTTCGTCGCTAAATCCGTTTGTGGTCTGTACGGTGATGTTAACAGGCATATTGATGCCGCCACCATTGAAGAGATCGCGGCCAGGAATAACCCTGCCATTTTCCCCAGGAATCATATACTGACGCCCGTTGCTCGTCTGGAATAACTCAGGAATCCCGTGTTCCCCTACGCGATACAGACTTCCACCATTAACAGAACCACCATTATAACGTCCGCCGCCAAAAATTGACGTTGCCAGCGACATGATCGCAGAAAGTGCCGCAGCACCAGCCGCCGCCCAGCTACCACCAGTTGACGCAGCCGTTGCCGCAGCCGCCGGGGCCGCCGCCGCAGCAATCTGACCTTGCGCCGCCACCGCGCCAGCCGTTGTACTTGCCTGGGTAGCCTTGCTTTGCGTTTCCATCATCAACTGATCTGCTATCCAGTTGGCGGCAATTTCTGATAGTTTGTTGCCAACGGTGTTAAGTATGCTACTTCCCAGGTTAGCAAAAACCTCGCTTAGTGATTGAGTACCGTTCAACAGGCCGGTAAGCGCATTACCCATGCCACCTTTTAGGCCACTGACACAAGCGCCGATCAGGCCGTTTGTGTCGCTCTGTGCCTGCCATTGTTCCCATTTCAGATCTCGGATCTGTTGCTCGTATTCCAATTGCGCCTGTCTCTGTTGCGCCTCTGTAGCGCCCAGGTCCAATAGCATTTGTTTTCTTACAGCCCATTCATTTTGCGCCTGCTTGATTGGGTCAATTTCTCCCTTAAGCTGGTCCATCGGGCTAACTATGTGGTCCCATTTGTCGCGTAGCTCATCAACAGGGATCTGAGCTAATTCGTCTTTCAGTTCCTTGCCTATTCCTTTTTGCGCGGCCTTGTACTCAAGGAGGGTTATTTTGCCCTGGGCGAATGCAGCATCAATGGCCTTGCCGTTCTCCAGCGCTTTACGCATGGCGGCGGCGTCCTTGTTGTACTGGTCGGACACTTTTATACCTTCATCACCAAGCCGATCAGCTTCGGATTTCTTTTGTTTTTTAGGTTTTTTCGGCTTACCAACTGGCTGATCGAATCCTGTGATCTTGCCATCGTCAGCCTCACCCTGTTTCTCCATGAACTCATCATATGCGGCGGTTGCGTTTTTAATGTCGTTTGCAAACGTCATTACTTTGCCAACGGTAGGGCCAAATTTCTTCTCGTTGTTGCTGTTTAGCTCTTCTTTGCGTTTGTCTACGATCTCCTTCATCCATTTGTAGCCATCCATTAGCGCCTTGATTGGCGTCACCATCCTGATGATTTCTTCCGCCACCTCGCCAGCTTTAACAGCAACATCGTCAAATATGTCGATGAACTCGCTACCAGCGGTTTTCAGTGTATTGAAACAGGTTGCGGCGAATTTTGCGCCTTTACCCAATCCCTCAACGCCACCAGTGATTAAGTCTATTGCTGTAACAACGCCGTCAGATATGCCGAAAAGATTATCAAGCTCTTCGACAACGCCCATCATCTCAACTTTAAGCTCGTTGAAGGCTATGCCTGTTGTGCGCGGCAATTGTGCGAACTTCTCGTTTGTTTCCTGCGTGGAGGCCTGGATCGCGTTGAGCATCCTTTCAGCCGTGATCTTACCGTCCAGCATTTCAGCGCGGAACTGACCCATAGATAACCCCATTTGGCGGGCCATTTCCTGTACGATTGTTGGGGTATTGTCGCGTATTGAGTTAAATTCTTCCGCCTGCAACACGCCAGCATCAATAGCCTGGCGGAACTGGCGCATGGAGTTAGATAACTGTTCCGCAGACACGCCGCCCAGACTACCAAGTTTTTGTAGCGTGCTAACCAGGTTGAGCACCTGGCCTTCCGTAGCGGATGTATTTTTTAGCGATATAGCAAGCCCTTGCCACAGGTCGCCAGTATCCTTGAGGCTTTGGCCTGTTTCTTTTGATATATCTTTCAGTCTGTTGAAAACACGTTCCGTGGCCTCCGCTTCACCTGTGAGCAGTTTGATTTTTACGCGAAGCATTTTTGCTTGCTCCGCCATGTCAATAAACTGGCGCACAGCCTCCGCAGCAAGTAATAGATGGATAACCCTGGACAGTGCTTTGATTGAAGTCTTAAGCGTGTTTACCTGGCGGTCAGCGCGTTTTGCGCCACGCTCGATGCTGTCAAATGCCTGGTCTGCCTGTCGTTGAGCAACGAGAAGTTGACCAGTTTTTGCATCAACTTCGTAATAGATTGTACCTAAACTGGTTGCCATGATTTAACCTCATGAAAGTGTGATCTAGATCTCTATTCTATACAAAATGGCTTCACTTCAACGTATACATTTTGTATAAAGAAGTCAAAGGAAAGGGATTGAGCGAATGGATTCAGAAGGCCGGATGAACCGGAGGAAGCAAAAGAGGATAAGAAAATGAAAAACTACTACCGACCCAACGAGCATGAGCGTTATGCCGACTTCATCGAAGAAATGCTGAAAGCACTTAAAAACAAGAAATAAACGGGTTGGGTAAATGGACACAATCAAAACGTTTATAGATGTATATATTACAGCATGGTTAGCATTTAATGTGATGGCTGTGCTAGTGCTGGCAATGACAACCGAAGATAAACGTAATTAATGGGGGTTATCATGGAACTGGTAATTGCATTCATCGGCTTTATCGCAACTATGGTTGTAGCTCAGAAAAAACATCTGAATATGCTATTGGCATTCTTTGGTGCGCTGATTTTCTGGCCTGGGGTATTGATTTACGCACTGTGCGTTAACAAAAAGATGTTTAAACACTACGTCGATGCATTGACTTTCGTTAACATGGAGTACCCAAACGCAACTGACGTACAGAAAGCACAGGTTGCAACTTACCTTTACGATAACGTGTACGATATTCACGACCTGGATGAGGCAAGATGCAGATTTGCAGCATACAAATAAAAATAAAGGCCCGGTTAATTCCGGGCTTTTTCTTGCTCGCGTTTTTTCATCAATTCCAGCACCCTTTTAGCGGCCTCCATTTGCTCATCATAATCACGTTTATTTATATGAACGTTTGGCTTACGTTTCTCGTTTCTTTCGTCTGGTGGCGTTTTAGCGCGTACAGCGGCCCTGTATCCGGTCATTGTCATGCCCCATGCTTCAGATTCAGACAATCCCAGGTGAGCAACGGCAGAATAAACATACTCAAGGATGTCGAATGTCTGCTTATAGTCGCCTTCCTGCTCCTCTCCAGCGTCTTCATCTGGTCCGTCACCAATTAAGCCGTGATACATGCAGTGTTGCGCCAGCGTGATAACGTCGCTGGTGGGCATCAACCCAGGTTTCAGTCTCAACTTACCCGAAGGAGTAAAGCTGCATTCGCCCAATAACTGGCCTATTTCGCATTCTGAGCAACATTTCAGGACGTGGATGGACGTTTGCACTAACTCACCATAACAACGCGCCATAATGCGATTGCGGAGGTCTGGATCCGTTGGCAAACGCTGTGGATATTTACCACCGTGCACAGTTGCGAAGTATTCGACCAATTCCCTGTCACTGCCGATCTTAGCCATTGCAGCAAAGCAGGGATTGAACACATACCGCCTGCCATCAACCACAGCCGCAAATTGTCCTGTTCGAACATGAATCATAGCTGTCACCTTAAAAATAAAGGGGCCATGTGGCCCCAATGTCAGTGTTTGTTGTTACGCCGCCGGAACGTCAGCTACTGTAACCTTGCCAGCGCTTTCGCATTCAATGGACCAGGTGGACACATCGTCATGCGGATCTTCTTCTTTAAAGGAAGTGCAAAGAAACGGGCCTTCAGTCACATCAAGCGGAGAAACAATTTTTAACCATACGATTGGCTGAGAACCAGTTACCTCACCCGGGTTAATAACGTGGCGTTTCAACTCTTTCTGATTGTGAAGCGCTTCTGTGCGGGATACGCCGTCACCTGAGAAGGAAACGGACTTGTAAGTTACCAGTGATTCTTTGGTGTAGTCTGCTGATTTGTCAGCGGTGGCGTCTGCGGTTTCCCATTCTACGGAAAGAGATTTACCACGCATCATGCCTAACGCTTTATATGCTTCGTCATTAGGTTTCGCATTAGGGCAAGCGATAGCGTAAAATACGGCAACGTCGCGGCCTAAGAACGAACCTTTATCACAAGTCTGAGACATGTTTAGTTACCTCTTATCTAGATATGATGGTTTGAAAAGCTACGGTAAAAATAAAGCGCCCTTCTCTTGTCTGCATTGCAGGAATAGCGCCAACTGGCTTCATGTGTGTAATTTTATCAGTTTTGTATTCGGTTATCATACTTTGACGTATTGCGTCGGCGAGATCTTCCACTTCACTGATATTTGCATCATTGCGCGCTGAAATAACCAGGATGCGGAAGTAGTCACGGGTTACTGCTTCTTCACCAGCCGCCCCGCCATTTTGCTGGATAACAATATATCGGTCGTTATTAGAATTGGATCGCTCATTCCAGAAACGGGCCTGCAAAATATAACCTTCGTCGTACCCGTGGGATTTAATCCAATCCCTTATTTCGTCGTATACTTCGCTGCGTTTCATGATTGTTTCGTCCAGTAACCAAGTTTAATCGTGTTCCAGATCTCATTAAAATTATCTGGTTCCTCGAACGCCTTGCGCAAAAATTCCGGTTCCGCGTTCGGATCCCAATAATAACCCTTCCCAGTACCGCCGCCGAACTCAACTACCTGTTTTGGGCCAAAATCTGAAAGGTTATTGGTTTTACCGAAATGCTCGCGAGGCTGCCCCATTAATGTCCCTGGCATGTCATGCACCCATTCAGCATAGCGGGCGGTATATCCAACCCTTAGACAAAGACCGTTACCGTTTTTCTCAACTGTCTGATACATGCTGTTAATTAAAAAACCCGTATCAACTGGCGTCATTCCAGATGCAAGGCCGGATGCAACGTTGCCAACTATCCACAACACTTCGTAAGTCTTTTTGTCTGCTATATTCCTGATCTCTTCCGTCATTTTCATACGGACACGCCTGACGCCTTTCAGTGGCATGATTAACCTCCTGTGACGATCTTATAATCCGGAGTGTCGTTAAACATACTCATGTCCCATTCAACGATCCCGGTTATAAAGTTGGCCCCAGCCGCCAGCGGGTCAGCGATAGCGGTAGTGTCGCCAGTGGCAATCATCCACCCTTTTTCAGGGCGCTGAACTGGCTGCATCTTGTAAAGCAGTTCGGTATATACGGTTATCGTGTTGCTAACCTCATTCCCGTTTGCGTCTGTTGCTGTTCCGTCAGTGCGTTCCCATGCACAATCAATCAGGTATGGCGTTCCGTATACATCGGAGTTTATCCAGTCGTCACGCGTCACGGGGTAAATGGTGGCTAATGCCTTGTAACTGAATCTCGCGATCTTACTCATAGCCATAGCTCCATTTAACGATTTTCGGATGGGTTTTCGCCACGCGCGGGCAAAGAATTACCCATTCACCAGCATCATTGAGGTAGGCCGCCACCTGTCGCCCGGTGTCAGTTTTCACCCACACGCGGGTAAACAGTTTCGGCAATAGCGGATCCGGTAATGTCAGGTCGTTCCACATTGTTACATCCTCCCGCTTTTACCTATCCACAATCCTGCGTGCGCGGTGTTTTCTGGATCTGGTGGAATCAGTTCGGCTGTACAGTGATGTTTATCAAGGGAGTAAAGCAACGAGTAGGCTGCCTTCCATTTTTTATTAAAATCGACATAGCGGTATGACTGGCCTGCACCGTTCGGACCAGTTTGCGAGGAAACGTACTTGTTAGCCTGAGTGAGTCCTAACAGGCCAATCAGATAAAGTTGGATTAATGTTGCAGTGGAGGCCGGATAGTTGGCATCAAGGCATTCATTAACGCTATTTGCCTGCTCCACCAGCAAGGATAAGATAATGTCTGGCAGGTCAATACCCTGGCTTTCAAGATATTCCCGCGCCTGTTCTGTAGTGACCATTTTGTTTGCTCCACATACAAAAAAAATC